ACAAACGGTACAAACTTGTCCCCTTTAGTAGCCATAGTATACTGGAAACCATGTACGGTCATTACTGTACCGATGTTAACCATATTAAAGTAATCTACGGCTTCAGAGGATTCGCCTATATCGTCATCGCCAAAGTACACTCCTGTGACGTTTGCGTCATACACATCCATAACGTTTGCTCCTCTTGTGTCGTACTCATCCCATAGGTCTTCATCAGAATTATCCGGTTTGAGTAGTTGGTTTTGTCCGTTGACGAGCATTGGTAAAAGTGGTCCGTCGAATGCAATATTCAAATACATTTCCATAAAGCACGCTCTCATCATACAATCATTGGGTTGGGAATTAAAGATGGTAGTCAATACACTCCCAGAATTATTACCGTGATGTTTAGAGTAAACAATCCAAGTTCCTACTAACGAATTAAATAGGATATGAACCGATTGCAACAACTCGGTAAATAAAATAGCCCTCATGTCAAAGAATTCGTCCTTATAAAAGTCCTGCATTGTATACAGCAATACTCGAGCCCACTGATTAAGGATAGCTCCGTCATAATTACTCTGGTCTCCTTCTCGCACGCGCTGGCCGCCAAATGGGAACAAACGGTTTCTTAGATGGGCCCATTCAGGTCCTTCCGGATTTATTCCCACCGCACATGAATTATCATTATGTGCTGCCATTGTTGCGGCGATAAAATCGCCCATATACTTTTTACAGATATATGTAAGGGCGCATGGTGATATAACGAACATGCGTTGTTTCCCTTTTAACACTTTTTCTGTCTGTACACGGGCATCTTTCTTACAGTCTTGCCAGAAGAACATAGGGCGTTCACCTTTCAAAAGCTTTACTTCTGCTTCCTCTACAGTGGTTCTGAACTCATCGTCTATAATAGTTCCGTTTTCGAAATCCATAAAATCTCTTTTGCCTGCTTGTTTTGCACGGCGAGAGAAAGGATACCCCATCGAGGAGTCTTTATTCAACGGACGTATATAGTCAGTGTTTACATTGCCAGCTATAATTTCAGCTTCAGTTTGCAATTGTGGTTCACGCTCTTTGTATCGATCTAACGATTCATTCCAGAGTGTACGAACTCTCCAGCCTACTGCTTCTTCAATATCAGCGGCGAAAGGGACGGTCATGCGCCCATATTTTTCCACCTGCTGTTT